TGCTTATGGCGTAGAAATAGATTTAACAGGAACATATCTTTCTTTTGAAAATTCTATGACTGATAAAAAATTTACAGAGAGTTTAGGATTTGCAAATTCAAAAGCTAGATTAAGAATGATGACTTTATATCAAATATCTGCTAGTACGAGTGGTATAGTAGTAGGAACTGGTAATAAGATTGAAGATTTTGGTGTTGGGTTTTATACAAAATATGGAGACGGCGGTGTAGATATATCTCCTATAGCTGATTGCACTAAAACTCAAGTATGGGCTATGGGTAAAGAATTAGGTATATTAGAAGAAATACAAATGGCAGAGCCAACAGATGGTTTGTGGTCTGATGGTAGAACTGATACAGATCAGTTAGGTATGAGTTATAAAGAAATAGAACATTTAATGACTAGACCAGATGAACCTATGTATGATAAATATCTTGCAATAAGAAAGAAGAATTTACATAAGATGAAACCAATCCCTGTATGTAAATTTGATGGAAAAGACACTCTGGACACAGATCAGAAAAAAACTTAAAAATTTTTTTATACAAAGAGTTGAAACTCAAATAGAACGAGGAATTCCTGACGTTCATTATGTAACTTATGGTGGTCATTCTGGTTGGATAGAAGGTAAATGGGTTAAAACTCCTAAAAGAAGAAAAACAAAAATTAAAGTAAATTTATCTATTGAACAATTAGCTTGGCATAAATCATACGAATTTTATGGAGGTAAAGTTTTTATACTTGTAAAAAAAGATAGAGATGTTTATTTATTTTATGGAAAAGATGGAGAAGCTTTAGCAAAAGGTGTTACACCAGAAGATTTTAATAAATATAGTATAACTAAAGATTGGAACAATATAGAGAATTTTTTGTCGAATAACTAATTTTAAAAAAATATAATAAAGTATTACAAAAATATAAGAAAGGAGAAATATGCCTGAAGAAAAAGAAAGCATACTGAAACGTATTCAAAAGCTTTTAAAGATGTCAGAAGATAATGGCGCATCAGAGAATGAAGCCATGCTTGCTGCTAAAAAAGCTCAAGAGTTACTTTCAGAACATAATCTATCTCGTGCAGATATACAAGACGATAGTCAAGTAGAACCTATCGAGAGAGAAACCTACGATGCTGAAAGAGATAATTGGCAAGGCTGGATACAATCAGCCACTGCTAAATTATACTTTTGTCAATTCTTCTCTAAGAGTGGTGTTGATAGTAATTACAAACGTATTAATCAAGCAGTGTTCGTTGGAAGAAAATCTAATAGAATAGTTGCTAAATCAATGTGCGATTACTTTATTAACACTGTTAAAAGATTGGCTGATAAAGAGTTCGAGTCAGTCCCGGGAAGTAAATCTGCTATTAATAAAATGAAACGAGCATTTATACTTGGTTGCGCCACTCGTTTACAAAAACGTATAAATGAACGATTTAACGAAATTGCTCCACCTTACGAAGGTATACAAAATCCAGATGGTTTACCTATGCTTTATAAGAACGAGCAAAAAGCTATTACAGATTGGCTTCGTAATCAAGGTGTAAGAGTTGTCTCTAAAAAGTCTTCATTTAGTGTAAGAGATAGAGCAGCTTATGAGAATGGTAAGCAAAAAGGTAATGGAATAGGGCTTGATACTCAAGTCAATAATCAAACTAGAAGTAGAATGTTAGGTCGATAATGTTATAATAGGGCCATTAAGTTGGCCCTATGAAACTAACAGAGATTAAATATAAAAATAAAATAATCAAAGTATCTTTCAAAAACATAGAAGAATATGCTTACTTTGAAACAAAAAATAATTCTCTTGTTATTAGAAAAGGTTTAACTAAAAGAATTTTAGGCAAAACTTTGTTTCACGAGTTATTCCATATTATAGTTACATTAAACGATTTTCCTGTAGCAAATCATGGAGAAGAAAAGGTCGCAGGATTAACAGAAGAATATTATAACATATTAAAACAAAATAAAGTTTTACGAAACCTGTTAAATAGATGTATACTTGTCGAATGACTAAATTTTTTTTAATGATATATTTATGTTCTGCTGTAACTATGGAGTGTCACGAAACATCTCCTCAGCCACAACCTTACGATGATCATTGGTCTTGCATGAGAGATGGATATGGAAAATCATTTGAAATTATTTATGGAGAGACATCAAAAGAAGTTGTTAATAAATATAAATTTTATACCAAGTGGACTTGCAAAGAAGAACATGTCGAAGTTATTTAGTAAAGATGAACAAGAAAAGGATATCATACAAGAGTTATATTCTGCACCTGTCAAAGACTATGTTGTAACTTTTAAATATTATAATTTAAGTAAACCAGAACAAATTGAAAAATTAGAATTTAAACAAATAGATAGTGAACCCTTTTTTCCGAGGATCAATAGATTTTACGAATTCTGTAATCAACGTATGAAAGGTAAATTCAAATTCATAGATTACGAAGTAGTTGATTGTTTTATTCCTGGTCCTAGATATCAGACAGATATAGAAACTGAGTTTAAAATCCATTAATAATTGTGACGTAGAGCCGGTTTATTTAGCAGGTTTTACTATAATCCATATAGTCTATCACAGGCGTTTTCGTTGTATTTATTGACTTTTAAATTCGTAATAAGTATATAATAATTTTATTATAGAAAGGAATATTATGAGTAAAGACAAAGAAAAGAAAGAAGAAAAAACAGATGATGAAAAGTTAGCTAATTCTTTTGGTTTAGAATTATCAGACTTTAGCGATGATGGTTCTGATTTAGACGAGCTTAGAGATATAGTTGAGGGTAACGAATGAGTTATCTAGTTATGACTAAAGCCCAATTGCTTCAAGCTAACAAAGTGGCTAAAGAAAATAAATGGCCCCGCAGGTTTGAGAAATTTGAGTTAGACGAAGAAGCAAGAAAGTACGAACCAGAACAAGAGTGGCCAATATTATTTTCGATTAAGAAAAGACCAGACTGTTGGCGAGTTCTATTCGAACACGATAATGGAGAGTTATATCAACTTGACGTAGAAGATGGTATATATAATAAACTTACATTAAGATTAGAAGAAGAAAGGAAACACTAATGGCTCTTGTAGATGATGCTGTTAAACACGTTATTGATAGTAACAAAGCTAAAAACTATAAAAATGATACTAAAAAAATGTTTGAAAAATGGTTAAAAGAATGTCCTGTCAAAAATGTAGATGTAACTTCTGCTGAGTTTGATTTTGATAAAAGAACTATTTGTTTTAGTATTAAAGAAAGGAAATAATTTTGTATTATGGAATATTTAATTTTAGTATTCTTAATTGGATTATTCTAAGAATAGTCTATAAACATTGATTGGAGGTTTAGTTAATGACTTAACTGAAAATCACTTTGAATAGTTAGGCGAAGCAGTCATTTTATGGCTCCCGAGTTAGTTAACATGCTTTGCCTAGCTAAAATTTAGAAAGGAGAAACATGATACAATATATGTTCAGATGGAGAAATAAAGCATTTCAAGTTTTTGATATGAAAAATCCAGTGCAAAAAGTAGAAATACAAGCAAATAATTTAGGTGAAGCTTGGAATATCTTTTTTTCAAACCATTTAGATAAAGACAGCATGATTGATATTAATGTAATTGAAATTACTCAACTTAAATAAGGAGAAACATGTGGAAATGTAGAGTTTGTTATGACGAAGGTTATATATGGTCTCACCCTAGTGGTAGCGATGATGATAAACCTCGTTTTGAAAAATGCGATGCATGTGGTATTTTAGAAACTGATACTGCTGCTAAAGTTAAAGCTTCAAGTAGAAGTTATTTTGTAGTATGGTGGCATGGTTATTGTGTAAATGCAGATGCAGGGAATAAGCCAACTACTGGAGAAATTATGCAAGACGATATGACTATTGATAATGGTTATAGCGAAGAAGATTTGGTAGAAATAAATTCATTAAAAGTTGGTGACAAATATACGACCGGTGGTCCTATTGAAGAAGTAACTATTTATAGATGGAAATAATTTTACAAGTTGATGGAGTATTTTCTTTAGTTCAAGTAACTAAACAAATGTTAGCTGACACTAAAATAATTGTAAAAGATATAGATTGTTTTGATCTTTGTGATATCATTAGATTAAAGCTTACAACTTATTCTGATAATTTAAATCAACACTCTATGAATGATGGATCAGGATTTTTTTATGGTTGTATATGTAGATAATATTGTATAAAATTGTTAATTTAGAATTATTATAAACTAAAATGACTTTCGTTTTTAAGCATCCAAGTAAATATAGAAAGGAGAAAATGACTAAATACGTTCACATTAAAAATTGTGTTGTTGGTAAAAAATATCGTTTTGAAAAACATTTTCATACTGTAACAGATTACGATTACAATTATTCTTATATGACAGGTACTTGTGTCACTAATAAAATTTATACTGATAAACAATTCAACGAATATGAACATCTAATAGAAATTAAATTAGATTTTCCACGAAAAGAATTAGAGGGAGAATATGATAATAAGCTTATGTTTTATTTTCCACACGATGATAATTTATATAGTGACGTTAAAGTTGTAGATTACGAATGAATATATTTTATTTATCCGAGGATCCAGTTCAATGTGCTAAATGGCATTGCGATAAGCATGTAACTAAAATGATTATAGAATATGCTCAATTACTTTCTACTGCTCATAGAGTATTAGATGGAGAGCATGTTAAAGTTATATCTAATTCAGGCAAACGTATGGTATCTAATTGGAAATTAGACGATAGCAGCGATAATGTATTTTATAAAGTTGCTCATGTAAGCCACCCTAGTAATATATGGGTTCGTCAGTCTGGTCATCATTATATTTATCTATGGAGATTATGGCATAATCTTTGTTTAGAATACACAGAACGATATAATAAAACACATATGACTTGGAAGAAACTTAGATCATATTTATCTATTCTTCCACAAAATATAGAAGACGCAGGTTTTAAAGAGCCACCTCAATGTATGCCTGACGATTGTAAAGAAATCAGTGCTGTTAAAGCATATCGTAAATTTTACAAGGCTCACAAACGTGAGTTTGCTACATGGAAAACTCAAGTCCCTTCTTGGTTTAATTAGCTTTACAAATCAACGTTTTTATGATAGCCCTAGCGTAAATGTTAGTGCACTTTAAATTTTATCGTTGCGGATACTTCGCAGAAGGCTTAGTAAAACATGATAATTTAGACAGTGCAAGCCAAGCTCTTTGGAAAGAGCATCCGAAAACTTTTAAGTGGAAGGATATACAAGGTCCCGAAGACGAAAATCGGCTAACAGTGGAGGAATGGAATGAGCAAAGCTCTGGAAACAAAATTGAGCCAGAAGCGGAACCTAGAGGCACAGTGGGCCTCTAAATTATTAAGTAATGGCTCAGTGACAGTTGAAATGGTGCAAATTCAAAAAAAAATAAATGAAGTTGCACGTGAGATTAAAGAAGACAGCGAAAAGAACTAGATTTTTGTTGTACTTTTTGGTTTTTATGGATTAGTGTAAACTATGGCTAAGATCCCTACGACCCGATTAAATTCTGCACCTAAAGAATATAATGAAGTTGACTTTGATCAACTTATTGAAGATTTACAAGACATGATTAAAGTGTTAAATAGCACTTACCCTAAAGATATTCAAGATGATCAAGATAGAAAAACATGGTTTTTTATGAGAGGTACTGGTTAAATGGCTAATATTTATAAAAATGCTTTTTTAGATTTAACAACTGATAATACTACAGTTTACACTACTCCTAGTGATAGTAGAGCTATAATTCAAAACATACAAGTGGCTAACGATTTAACTAATAATATAAATGTTGATGTGTATATTAATGATTCTAGCGAAAGTAGTAATCATGAAATTGCTCATGATGCGTTAGATACAAAAGAAACAGTCAACTTAGCTAAAGGTCCGTTGATCCTTGAGGAAAACGATTATATTTTTGCTAAAGCAGGGGCTAATAGTTCTGCTCATTTGACTCTCGCAATACTAGAAATAAATAGGAACGATCAGTAAGATACTTGTACGTTTTAAAAAAATCACGTATATAAGACTTAAATGATTTATTTTTTTAGGCATTTTATATTTTATGGTTCTTTAATTTTATTCCTATTGTGGCTACTTACTATATAGGAAAATATTTTTTCATTTTATTTTTTTCAAATTTATAAAAAGTGCCAATACCAATACCTTTTCGACTATTATTCAAGTATACCAATGATAATAACTGGTATTGGTACTACTTTTATGCCAATACCGCCAATACCACCCGAGGCTGCTCGCAAGGCTAATTTTATTGTTTAAATTTATTATTGGTTGCTCTATATAGTAAATATAAATAAATAACTAGAAAGGTAGAAATGATAAATCTAGCAACTAAACCAAAGATTACTCCTAAGAGTCAATCTACGGTTATTAAACCAAAGGCTAAAACTAAAAAGCCTAAAGTAATGGACCCGAAAGAATTTTCTGGTACATACAAATACGATAGGGACGCAAGAATTCAAGTATGCGTACCTAAAAACCCTAAAAGAGAAGGTTCTGGTGGTTATAAAAGATTTCAGATGTACAAAACTGGAATGAGAATCAGAGACTTTTTAGAAAAAGGTGGTAAAACAATCGACTTAGATTGGGATAGAGAAAGAGGCTTTATTGCAACAGAAGATAAAGATAAAGCAGGGCAAGCAAGTAAAACGCCTAAAGCAACTTTTACTTTAAAATAATTGTATAGTTTGCTTTTTTTCTTTTTTATAAGTATTTAGACGCAAGAGTTTTTATCGTATCTTTTGCGTCTAATGTAACAGATGCTGATCACGCCAGTATAAAACCCTAGTGGAGTCCTGCCAGGTATCTGTTACTAATAAAAGGAGAAAGTTATGGTAGAGAAAGACAAATTAGATTGGTGTTATTATTTCAATAGTATTGATAGATGGATAAGAGTTTGCACTAAAGATATGGTAGAAGGCTTTTCTGTATTTACTAAACAGACAAGAGTTAAAGAACATTATAAAAAAATAGCAGATTCAGGTGTAGAATTTTATACTTGTGACGATGACGATTTAGATAAAGAATATGGTATGTATTATGGTAATTTAGAGTTTGATCCATTAGATATTATGGAATCTCATAGTGGTCATACTAAAATGTTTCATAAAGAGAAAGGAGAATGGAAACAGTTATGAAGAAAAAAATCAAAGTTAAATTTAAGATAACAATTCCTGCTGAAAAAGAATATGAAATAATTGACGAAAAGTTATGGATACAAACTAAAGATGAATTTGTATCTACAGCTAATGATGAAGATGGACAACAAATTTTAGGTAATGATTATATTGAAGAATATGGCTTGTCACCTGTTGACAATAGTTATTTCGAAGATGACCCTAACAGAGAAGTTGCGGGTATAGAAAAAATAATAGATGAGAATGGTAAGAGTTTATGAGTGAAGATTATTTTTTATTGTTTATTATGGTTTTTAGTTTTATATACTTATTAGCAATACTAACTAACTAAGAAAGGAGAAAGTTATGGCAAAAAAGCCTAAAACTTATGTACTACAGTTACATTTTAAATCTGAAGAAGATTTAATTGAATGGTCTGCTGGTACTACTAAACGACCTTACAATGTAAAGAAAGAAGATGGAGATTACGTTTGTAATAATCAAATGTATACTAAAAAAAGGTATTTCGTTAAATCATTTAAAGACGAAGATGCTAAGAGTTTCGATGAGTTACATCCGATTGCTCAAGGTATTCGTTTTGGAAAGATGTTTTCATGAGTTTAACTAATTTACCAGACTTTGTAAGTAAGAAGATTGATATGCTGACTGCAGCTAAAATGTTTAAGAAAGCTATCGATGAAAACTGTAAACGTATGGGTATGGATCCTGATTGGGAAACTAATCTTATGTTATATAAAGATTACAATAGTGATAGTAAATCTGATAAGATTATAGTTGTTGGATTCGAAGCAGGACCACATGATTGGGGTGTAGGTTATTCTTTAGGTAGTCACCCTAAAAGTTATGCATGGCCTAAAGGTAGTCCACAAGATTGGTACTTAGAATGTTATTATGGTTTTGATGTAATGTTTACTCCACTTGATTACGATAATGCACCTAGTTATAAATCAATTAGTTTAAAGCCAGGTCCATCTGAAAATATGAGAGATAAACTTGACGTTGTTAGACTTTAAATTGTTTTAATTTGTAATTAATTTTTATAAATTTAAAATATATAGAAAACTAACAAGGAGAAATAAATGACTACTAAGTTCATTAATTTACAACGTAATGTTAAACACTACGATGGTAAGCCAGGTTTTGTTCATAACGAGTTTATTATTACTGACTGTTATTTAGACGAAACTGGTAGGTTTCCTGTTAACCCTACTGAGTATTATGGTTTAACACATGATCAAGTTCAACAAATGAAAGGAGTTAAAGCTATACAATTATGACTGTTGAATTAGTTATATTAGGTGGTTTGTTTCTAATATTTATTGGTATGGTTATGTTAATAGTTATCAATTTTTTAGAAGCAAGAGAGGAAAAAAAATTATCAGAGAGATTATCTCAATCATTTAGAAATGGTGATAGTTTTGATGATGTTCGTTTTAAGGACTATGAATAGTATATTTTTGTCTTAAAAGGTAATTTTTTATTTATTCTTAAATTATAAGTAAAAACTAACTAAGGAGAATAAATGGACGATAATGTAATTAAAGTTTGTGTTATTTGTAAAGAAGAATTTACAGGGTGGGGTAATAATCCATCACCAATTAAAGACGAAGGAGAATGTTGTGATACATGCGATAATGAAAAAGTTATTCCAGCAAGAATTGAAGGTACCATTGGATAAGTATAGAGGTTTTGATATTAAGTATATCGGAGGTGGCTTTCAACTTTATGAAGGTGACTTTCTAAAAGAAACTCATGCTTGTTTAGATAACGATGAGGATAAAAGACTTAAATCAAGACAACGTATTGATTCAATACAGCGACATCGTAGATTAGAAGATGACAAAAGTATTGAACGAGTTGACGCACAAGTAAAACTAGCGAGGGATAATGGCTGTTAAAAAATTCTGGAAATTAGCTGTATATAAAACTGATAGATTACTTGGCGGACATGAAGAAGGTGGTTGGTATTATACTGCTGGTGATCGTATAAAAGAAGGTAAACTAAAATTTACTGATCCACGAAAAGCTTTTCGTGCTTGCTCTAAATTTAATAGAATGTTCGGTAGTAAAGGAAACTCTATAGAGTATGGATTAAAATGTGATGTTTACTATAGAGGTACACCAGACTATTTTCCTAAATATAGACCTTATTATTCTTAATATTGTTTTAGAAGGTTATTTTTTTTATATTCTAAATTTATATAAAAATAACTAACTAGGAGAATAAAATGAAATACACTGGATACATCGTATTAAAACATTACGATAAAGATACAAAACCAATCAATACTAAAGAAAGATTACACGACACTATCTTTCTAAAACCAGAAATGGATATCAAACAAAAAACCGATAATACACCAGAAATTATCCCGATATATACTTCTCAAAAAGAAGCAGAAGCGGACGCAGAATGGTGGCCAGCACACACTAACGAAGATTACGGAGTAGTTAGAAAAGTAACAATCACCATAGAAGAAGAAACTTACAACACTATTAAGTCCGAAAGAAAAACACTCAACCAACTTATAGAAAAATATCCTAACGATAATCAATCATATAAAGATACATTAAAAGAATTAGATTGGTTTAATTAGGATTTAATTTTTCTATTCTTAATTATTAACTAACTAATAAACGAGGAGTAAAAAATGATAAGTGAAACAGATAAACTAAAAAAAGTAATTGATGATATAGATAGTAAATTTCTTTCAGAAGTCATTGATGATTCAGTAAAATACACAGATAAAGATAAGATTTCAAGATACGAAGACAAAGAGGATGGATCTTATTACGATTTATATTACATCAAAGATAAAGATATAACTATCTTAGACATTTATGATGGACTTTATTCTTATACATTTACCTATAAAACTAAAATAGATCCAGATCAAATGGCTTTTTATCATTTCAGTAAAATATCACAAATATAATTAATATTAAATAGGAGAAAACGATGCTTCAATTTAAAAATAAAAAAGGTGATATAATTAAAAGATACGAAGATGATTGCGATGAGGGTAATCTATTTTTTAATGGTAAAGAGGTTGGTACTTTTTCTATCGAACACGATAGTAAATTAGGGAGTTATTATCATATTACTCTCAATAGTGGGAAACAGTTTCACGACCACTATCATGACGATCACGATATTGTCAAACACTTATAGTATTTACAACAAACATTTAATCGCTATATTAGGATAAATATGGCGATAACTATTGACCAAATCCATCAGACTAACGAAGCTACTTTATCCTCAATGGAAAAGAAGTTCTGTGAGGGTATAGCTAGTGGAAAAGGTAAGAGACAAGCGGCTGTTGACGCAGGTTATAGTGAAACTTCAGCTCACGTACAAGCTGCACGCAACTTAAAGAAAGATAAAATTATCCAGTATATTGACAGATTGCGTGGTGATGCTAGGCGCTTGACCAGTGAATCTGTGTCAAAAGAGGTTGAAAGACTAGATAAAGTGTATGTTGATGCTTGCGGCAAGAAACAATATACAGCAGCAGTCAACGCGATAAGGTTGAAGTCTCAGCTCTTGGGGTTTTTGGTGGAGAAGAAAGAAGTACAACACTCAACCCTTGACACTATGTCTGATGACGACCTAGCCAAGTATCTTGATCAAATCAAAACCGACCACAACCTTGACTCTTGACCCTGACGATGATCACAACAACAAACCGCCTCCATCATTAGGGATCAGCAAGGATCACGGGTATAGGATCACGGCGGATCAGCAAGGATCAGGAGTATATATATATATTTACAAACAATTTAATTAAACAACAGAAATAAAAAGGTTTTAAAAGGATAAAAAATATATATACTGGTACATATATAAACTAAAACAGAAAGCGAGAAATATATGAAAAAAATAGTAGAAAACAAAGTACCTCTTTCATTAAGAGAGAAAGCAGACAAAAGAGTTCTTTTCAGATTATTTAATCCGAAGAGAGATAAGTCAAAGTCTTTTTTCATTTATGAAAAGTCTAGACTTAGTTCAACTCTTAAACAAGCCTTCGAAAACTCTTATAGAAAAGTGGATATAGAGTACGATACAACAGCGAACAGTAGATTTAAAAAAGTTAATCTGCTAGTTGATGTACCAGTTTATCTTTCTAAGGATAAGAAAAAACTCTATGAGGAATTACTAGCCTCAAACAGAGAGTTTATCAAAAAAAATAAAGTCTCAC